GAGCCTCGTCAGGTTATCTAAGATTTTCATTATTGCTAACTCAACCCTGTTAGCTTAGGGATCGTCGATTATCTCGACCGAATCTTTCTAATCGTCTCTTCCGCCCCATTTGCTTTCTGTAGAAAGGTAGAGAGAACTTGTTGAGCACCTTGGTTCCAGCGAAGTTGAACTTCGTCCTTGGTCTGTGGGGTGATCTCGTCCAGTTCTCTCAGGGATTCTGCAAGCCACTGTTTCACTTGTTCGAAGTGAAGGTTGCCTTGCAGTTGCGCGAGAGCGTTAATTGTTTCTATATTGATTTGGTTTAACACACATTACCTCTTAGATTCTTTTGCTGCCTTCTCGTACCGCTTCAAAGCTTCGTCCCTCATCTGCTTGTTGACAGCGTTGGGAGCTTTCTTGTAAGCATCGTCAGCTTCCTTGAATCTCTTACCGAGGTTCTGGACTGCTTGTTCTGCTGGGTACGGCTTTGACTTACGTGTCTCTGCGTCTCCACCACGGGCACCCGGCTTAGTCTTACGGGTTGCATTATCCGCAGGAGGACGAGGATTATTAGGTATGACCACTCGCTTAGCTGTGGAATCCTTAGGCTCAGCAGGTTTTGTGCCTTGGCTGTTGGGTGCCGTGTTACGTGCGGGAGCATCCTTGCCTGTAGACCGAGTGCGCTTCGGCTTAGTCTCAGCGTCGCCCATCGGACGTGGCACAGCGTTGGGATCCATCTTAGGAAGATTAGCGCCGCCCTTTAAAGCATCAGCCTTCATCTCATCGATGCTTGCATTTTGATAAGACATAGATGGCTTCGATGACAAAGGTTTCAGTTCGCCCTTGTCCTGATCGGGAACAGCACTTATCTCAGCGCCCTTGTTGGCATCCATGACCTTCATCTTGTCGCCGCGCATAACCATACCAGCGTCGCGCATACCGTCGCCTTGCATCTTGGCGTTCTCAGCGAAAGCCTTCTGGTTCTCATACTCACGCTTACCGCGACCAGCACCATAGCGCTCATACGCTAAACTACCGGGAGCATCGATGTTGCCTTCTTTGAAACGCTCGATGAGATTCCTAAAGCCGCCAACAATGCCGGGGCTACCAGCAGCTTCACGCTCACGGTTAGAAGCATCAAGACCCATCTGCTTCAGCACTGCCTCTTCAGGCATACCGCCATCAGCAAGATAAGCTGCAGCGGAGTGCGGGGACTTCTCTCTTAAAGGATTGTCCCGGTGAACATTCTCCGCATGGAAGATGGGGCGACTCTTAACGCCGTGCTCCACCTTCGAGTTCGTGGTTTTTTTGTGGTTGCCACGCATCCACTCTGGGACGTGTCCTGACATTTACTTCCCCTTATGCTTTTTGCCCGGCATCATTTTGCCATCAGGCATCTTGTGTTTAGCCATACCACCGTTAGCCATTTTCTTTTTGCCCATCTTAGGCATCTCTTCTTTGCCCTTCAGTGGGCCTTTTTGCGATTTCATTTTGCCGTACATTCTAGTCTCCTTATTGATTGACCAAATTGTTTTCTGCTAATGCTGCCAAGATGCGATCAGCCATATCGTTTTGTATGGCTTGTTCTTCCGTCATCCCAACCTGCCCACCGTCTGCCAACATCTGCGGCTCAGGTGGTAGGGGCTGCGACTGCGGGATCTCTGCTGGCGAAGGTGGCTGCTGCGCTTGCATCTGCATTGCCAACTGTTGAACCATCTGCTGCGCTAGAGCTTGAGCCTTCATATTGATCTCTTGCTGTTGCATGTTCTCAGCATTTGGTACCAGCTTATCCGTATCCATCTGCAGACCACGAGCAGCTTCGCGTAACAGATATGCTCTGCCACCCAAGCCAGTGATTTGAGAATCAATCGGATTTGCTGTTGCTATGAGGAACTCATTGCGGCGCATCTGTAAGGTCTCTTTGTGCAGCAGACCAATTGCACCTTTAGCAATCACACTGAAGTCGCCCTTGATATAAGGATCAGGATCGAACATCATATTGTGAATATATAGTTTCTGGACTATACCTGCTACTATTGTATCAATGTTTGCAATTGCTTGTTTGATACCTTTGCTGGCATTGTCCATCAACATAGACAGACCGGATGCTGTACGACCAGCGCCAGATACAGCGGAGCTACCATACACATAGTTAGGGATGCCAGTTACTTCGTCGGCTTGCTTGGCAAACTGCACGAAGACTTGCATCAACTCACCAGCGTTCAAGCTAGGCTGGAAGAAACGGATAGCAGGTTGACCACCCCCGGTTTTGTCACTGGTGGTTTGCCAGATCTTCCAAGGATAGATGTCGGTGATGTCCTCGCCATCAGGCAGTCGGTCAACTGTGACTTCCACCTGTGGGCCAGATGCAACACCCATGTTGTTTGCAATCGAACGAGCCGCTGCGTTACACATAACCTGCGTGTCGCGCATGATCTCTGGAAGCGCAACGCCCCAGAACGAATCAGGCACATCTTCCCACGAGGCAATGAAGTAAGGACGGTCGCCTAGCGGATCTGGATTGATGACGCATTTCCATAAGGCACCGTCAGTCCACCAAGCATCAATCTCATAGATTGCGTCAGGATCGATCTCGTCTTCGATGCCCCACTCAAGAAGCATCGTGCCGGGGACAGAACCCCAAAACTCAACGGTCTCAACTTCTCCTGCGTTGATTGGATACTGGAAAGGTTTGCCAGCCAAGTTGCGCTGCTCATTGTCACCTTGGATCCAGTTACGATAACCAGACACACCAAAGCGGCTGATGACTGTTTCCAGTTCTTCATCATTAACCCCGGGCGTTCCGCGCATAGCCTCAAGGGAACGCAGGTTCAGGAAGTGCCGCTGGATTAGATAGTTGTCATTTGTGCCAGTAGATGCTGGCGAAGGGAAGATGTCGTAAGGACTGACCCGTTGGAAATCTTCTTTATAATTTGTTAATACGATAGGAGTAAAGTTCGGCCCCCACGCCATCTCCTTGCCGCGCTTGATAATCGGGCCTTTCATTATGGCGGTAGGGTACGTGGTAAAGTCATTGATGAACTTCTTCAGCTCACCAGAGAATCCACCCTTGCGCAACTGGTCATCGATCTTTTGCCCCATGCGACGTGCCGCGTCCTCCGCTTCCTCGCGCATACGTGCCAAGGTTGCATCGTGGACTTCTTCCATACGAGCACGGAAAGCTTCGGGGTGAATAGGCTCAGGGCTTTGTGCCAAGAACTCTTCTGCCTCAACGCGAACCTGATCTACGATACCGCGCTTCATCTCAGGCGGCATGTCAGGATAGCTTGACACCTTCAGATCGAAGATGCGCTCTTGCTGACTTAGCATCACATCACGGATCCACGACTCAGCGGCACGAGCTTTCACATCTGTCAACATCATAAAGATGTCGGAGCCACCCATGCGGTTGATCTCGGCCATGCGCTCAGGGTCATACTCACCCCGACGTTGACGCTCACACTTCAATAGACGCTCAGTGATTAGCGACTTTGCAACCTTAGCCTCATCCCAACTCTTGCGAACGTAGGCGCTGAGACGCGATTCAAAACGCGAATTGCTCTCCTGATCTTCTAGGTCGGTGATTGATGCTTCAACTTGTGGGCGCTTTAAGCTGTAACTCATTTATGTCCATCCCCTTGCAGAGACTTTTTTAACGGATCTTGCACGAGCTGGTTGAGTACCGCTGCGGATTTTCATACACCCGTACTGCAAAGCATCCTGTGGGTGGGAGTAATCATCCTTGAGCGGCCTGTCTTTATACCTAGCTAGGCCAGAAGTCTTTATTCGTTCGTACTTGTATCTACCGAGGAAACCCTTCCTCAGACTCTTACACCGCGGGTTCAACATAAAGCCCGGCTTGCCATCCGTCATCTTCGTCATGAAGTAGGCTACGGACTCACGGCGCGGGATCCAATCGTTTGTCGAAGCGGGTTCCGTATAAATCCCGGCCTCGAGAAGTTCTTGAAAGCAAGTCCTCGTATCGGTTTGGGATCTAATACTGCCAGCAGGGTCGCCAGCAGACACGATCTGAAAGTGCGCATACTTGTTATTAAGGAAAGGTTTAACCACATCGTTAGCAAACTCACGGATACCCATGTCTTCGGATACCAGTTCATCAACAACGTGTAGCGCTCCTCTGGCTGTCTCTTGCAAAATAATACAAGCAGGAGTCAAACCAAAGTCCCACCCCAGAATCAGCGGTAGTCCCGGCTGGGGTTCAGCATCGTCTTTCAAGCAGTGAACCTTGTCGTTGTATTCTGGATACACAGGCTTGCCATCCATCGTGGCACCGTAGTTACCCAAACAAAAGACATTGATCCAATCATCCGTCTTGGATGCTAACTGCTGGAAGTAATACC